AAAAATAAATTACACGTTGTGTTGTCTTATTAGCCATTTTGTGGTCAAATATTACCAAGATAGGGTTTCTGTCAGTCATGGACAACAATCTGCATTCTTAATCCCCCTTATTAGGTCGCATTTGCGGCCTTTTTTATTTGCTGACTTTGGGACTGAAAAGTACCCCAGGGCTGGATATTGTTATGGCTAGACCTACAGTTATTACCAAAGAGGTACTCTCAAAACTAGACACTGCATTCTCGATGGGATGCACTGACCTTGAGGCGTGTAATTTTGCAGATATTAGCAAGGCTACACTGTACCGCTATCAGGAAGATAATGAGGCGTTTAGAGACCGAAAAGAGGTCCTTAAAGCCAACCCCTTTATGCTGGCACGATCAGTCTTAATTGATGCACTGCATGATGGTGATGTAAACACCGCACACAAGATGATAGACCGCAAGGAAGGGTCTAAGGTGGCGGTAGATCACAGTAGCTCAGATGGTTCTATGCAGCCAACAATGATACAGCTAATGCCTGTTAGTCCTGATGACAACAGCAACGATTAATCTGCCAGAAAAGTTACTGCCAGTGTTTGCTGGTGAGTCGCGCTATCGTGGAGCCTACGGAGGCCGTGGTAGCGGTAAAACCAGAACCTTTGCACTGATGACTGCGATCAAGGGATACCAGTTTGGTATGTCAGGTCAGGCAGGTCAGATACTGTGCGCTAGGGAGCATTTAAACTCATTGGATGAGTCCTCACTAGAGGAGATCAAGAGTGCTATACGCTCTGTTGATTGGTTAGCTGATTACTATGAGGTTGGTGAGAAGTACATACGCTCAAAGGATGGCAATATTAGCTATGTCTTTGCAGGGTTAAGGCGCAACCTAGATAGTATTAAATCTAAGGCAAGAATCATTATAGCGTGGGTAGATGAGGCCGAGCCTGTCTCTGAGGAGGCATGGCGTAAGCTAATCCCAACAGTTAGGGAAGAGGGCTCAGAGATATGGGTAACCTGGAACCCTGAGAGTGTTAGATCATCTACGAACAAGCGATTTAGAGAAGAACCACCAGAGGATGCACAGATTGTTGAGCTTAACTGGCGCGATAATCCGTGGTTTCCCCAGGTACTAGATACTGAAAGGTTAGCCGATAAGAAGGTTAGACCTGATGTCTATGACCATATCTGGGAGGGCAGTTATTTAGCAGCCCATGAGGGTGCGTACTACTCGCACTTGATTGAGGAGGCAAGGCGTGAGGGACGGGTTGGTAATGTCCACCACGACCCTCTAATGGAGACTAGAGCCTATTTTGATATAGGTGGTACTGGTGCTAAGTCAGATGCAACAAGTATCTGGACGGTACAGTTCTACAAGTCAGAGATTAGGGTGTTAGGTTATTACGAGGCGCAGGGTCAGCCACTAGCGACACACGTTGCTTGGTTACGTGACCAGGTACAGGATATTAAGACGGTTGTGTTACCGCACGATGGTCGAACACACGACAAGGTCTACTCAGTGAGTTATGAGTCAGCCCTACGCGATGCAGGCTTTAACGTCATTGTAGTACCGAATCAGGGCAGTGGCGCTGCAGGTGCAAGGGTTGAAGCCGTTAGACGCATATTACCCTCAGTTTACTTCAACGAGCCTGATTGTAAGTCAGGTATGGAGGCGCTGTGCTGGTATCACGAGAAGAGAGATGAGGCGCGTAACATTGGGTTAGGACCTAACCATGATTGGTCATCTCACGCTGCAGATGCCTTTGGAATGATGGCGGTGGTATATGAGCCACCAAATGCCTCATGGGGCAAGCCGTTACGAGTTAATTTAAAAGGTATTGTATGAGCGATAGGATGGCAGGGATATTGGAGGAGATTGGTAAATATCTCCAGAGAGAGGAGCCAATAAACCCAGAGATGATGCCACGCTCTTATATGCCTGAGTCAAACGTCATGTCATTAGCCCCTTATATGGCTAAGGGATTGATAAATGATGTTGCTCGGTATGGTAAGCAAGCATTTACAGGTGAGGTTTCAGACAGAGAATTATTGCCACAACAGCCTCTGACAGGTGATGCAAAGGCCGTTGCTGATGCGTTTGGTTCTGGTGTTGGTAAGGCGTTAAATTACCAAGTGCCGACCTTAAAGGGATCACGATCAGTCATGGATGACATTAACATGGTCGTAAATGCCTATCGAGGCGCTAGACCAGGGATTGTTGAAGCGTTGGGTGAGCCGTCTGTTAATCGTGTTGAGGGTGCTGGCCTGTTAGGGTCAATGTTCATCCCTGCAAAAGTGCCAAAGCCTAAGTCTGGTGGGTTGTTTAGTCAGGCAGTAATTGCCTCTGACAACTTGCAAAGAAAGACAGGTAACGCTGATGGGTTTTTCAATGACCTAACTGGCAAAGGACAAGTTAAGCCTGATGAGCTTAATGCGATGGGTTTTAAAGAGAATTTTGCTGGTCGTAATGATGTGACTCGTGATGAAGTGCGACAGTTTGTAAATGACAATCAAGTGCAGATCAAAGAGACTAGGCTTGGTGTGCCATTGCAAGACCGCTATGTTGTAAAAAATGATCCTGAGGGTGGTTTTAATATTTACGACTCAACAGACCCGGCAGAAGAAATATTAGATCGTTATGGCAGACAAGAAACAGCGATGAGTGCCGCTGCAACGATGAATAGGAATGAGAATGTAAATACTTCTAAGTTTGGCAGTTATACCTTAGATGGCGGTGATAATTACCGTGAGATTTTGTTACAAGATAATAGTGCAACACGATCTTTACAAAAACCATTTATTAACAGTAGTCACTTTGATGAGCCTAACATCCTTGCTCACCTCCGCATGAAAGACCGAGTGGACACTGAAGGCAACAAGACCCTATTGATTGAAGAAGCGCAATCCGATTGGCATCAGAAAGGTGCGGATGTTGGGTACAAGCCGAAAGATGGAAGTGTGAGCAAACCTCTCCAAGATGAAATGGATCGAATTGAGCAAGAGATGGGCACGGTTTACGAGGCTTCAAGGGTTTCTGATGATCCAGATGTGTGGATGCCTTTAAATGAGCAGTTTGATAACTTAAACAGTGAATTAGGTAGGCTGAAACATAAGGCCGATGAAGGTGTGCCTGACGCACCATTCAAGACTGATGACAAATCATCTTGGTACAACCTAGCGATGAAGCGAGGTCTGCTTGAGGCGGTAGAGGGTGGCTACGATAAGTTGGCGTTGACTACTGGCCGACAACAAGCAGAACGCTATGATCTTAGTAAGCAGATCAATGAGGTGAGGCTATCACCTTTTACAATGGCTGATGGTAAATCAGGCTACACAGTCTCAGCGTTTGACAAAAGTGATTCGCCCGTAATTATGGAGTCTATTGATACACTTGATCAGTTGCCAAATATAATTGGAAAGGACGCGGCAAAAGCGATTATTGAACAACCAAAAGTACCGAGTAAATTTAACAAAGAAATGGTTACGCAAACACTCGCAGGTCAAGACCTCAGTGTAGGCGGTGAGGGTATGAAGCAGTTTTATGATCGCACATTACCAAATGCATTAGGTAAATTAGTAAAGCAAGATGGCGTTAAGGTTGGTCAGAGTGAATTAAAACATCCAAACGCTGGAGATGGTGTAAATTACGAAGGCTTCAATAGGTCTGAGGTTTCCGAACTTGATAGGTTAGGAGAATTAGTTCTTATTGGCCGTAACACACCAGATGATTTATCAAGATTACAAACACTTTTGGCGAAAGAAAAGCCGCGTAAAGGTGATTTCGTACACTCAATCGACATTACTCCTAAAATGCGTGAGCGCGTGAAGAAAGGATTGCCACTGTTTGCAACAGGTGGTGCAGCTATTGGCCTTACAGAGATGATGAGCCAGCAGCAACAAGAAGATCAAAGATCAGGCTTATTTAACAGTCTGCAATATTAATCAAGGTAATCTAATGGCAATAACAACTTACAGCGAGCTTAAAACAAGCATTGCTGACTACCTCAATCGTGCTGATTTAACGTCAATCATACC